GGCGGCCAAGCTCGCGGAGATGAACGCGACGCAGAGGGCCGAGTACGAGCGCGACCAGCTGCAGAGGCGCCTCGACGAGCTGGAGCGCGAGAAGTCGGTCTCCGGCATGGTCGCCGAGTCGCGCAGGCAGCTCTCCGATCGCGGCATCAGCGTGCCCGACGAGCTTGTGGGCGCGCTCGTGGGCGAGACGGCCGAGGACACCAAGAGGGCCGTGGACGCCTTCGCTGACGCCTTCGAGGGGGCCGTGGACGCCGCCGTCAGGGCGCGCCTCTCGGGCACCGCCCCCAGGTCGGGCGGGGCCGCCAAGTCCCCCACCAGGGTCGACATCCTCAAGATCGAGGACACCGAGGCCCGCCAGAGGGCCATCAGGGAGCACCCGGAGCTCTTCTTCATCAGCAGGCGATGACACACACCAGCAGGCAATGACACACAGAAGGGGGCAAGCATGCCCAATACGCCCGTATCCTACCCGGAGGCCGGAGGCACGAAGTCCGCTGACCTCGCGCCGGAGATCTCGATCGACTACGTGAACCGCTTCACCACCGGCGTCCGCCGCCTGCAGAGGCTGCTCGGCCTCTCGGACCTGATGCCGGTCGCGGACGGCGGGACCGTGAAGACCTACAAGTACACCACGGACATCAAGGACGGCAACGTCGCCGAGGGCGAGTACATCCCGCTCTCCAAGGTCAGCCGCACGCTCGACCAGACACACGCCATCAACCTCAGGAAATGGCGCCGCAACACCTCCGCCGAGGCGATCCAGTCCAAGGGGCGCGACCGCGCGATCAACGGCACCGACGCGAAGTTCGTGTCGGGCGTGCAGGGCCTGGTCAAGGCCGACCTGCTCTCCGCGATCACCGGGACGACCAAGACCGCGCCCGCCAGGGCCGGCCTCCAGGCCGCGCTCGCAAGCATGTGGGGCGCGCTCAACACCATCTTCGAGGACTACGACGGGTTCGGGGACATCGACGACGGGGCGGTCAGCCCGTTCGTCTTCTTCGTGAACCCCACCGACGTGGCCAAGTATCTCGGGACCGCGACCGTGACCACCCAGAGCGCCTTCGGGATGGGCTACCTCAAGGACTTCCTCGGCCTCGGAACGACCTTCACGAGCGCCAAGGTGACGACGGGCAGCGTCTTCGGCACCGCCGCCAGGAACGTCGTCGTGGCCTACACGCCCGCGAGCGGCAGCGGCCTCTCGCAGACCTTCGGCCTCACGTCGGACGCGACCGGGATCATCGGCATGACGCACTCCGTCAACACCACGAACGCGACCATCGACACGCTCCTCATGGGCGGCATGAAGGTCTTCCCCGAGATCTCCGACGCCGTCCTCAAGGGGACGATCAGCTAGGGGGTGGCTCCATGGCGATCCTGGAGCGCGTGAGGGCCAGGCTGGACGCGTGGGAGGACGTGCCGAGCGACGGGTGGCTCGTCGAGGCCATACGGTCGCTCTCGGACCGCGTGTGCGCCCGCATGGGCGTCGCGTCCCTCCCGGCGCCAGCCGAGTCGATCGTGGTGGACGCGACGGTGAAGGCCGTGAACCGCCGGTTCGACGAGGGGATCTCCTCGGAGACCGAGGGCCAGGGCACGGGCGCGTCAATGTCGGTCGCGTTCGCCGACGACCTCCTGACCGAGTACGACCGGGAGCTCTCCGCGCTCGCCGACATGGCCCGCGCGGACGGCACGTCGCTGCTCCCCTCGGTGAGGTTCCTGTGAGGTGGCGCATGGCCGAGCTCTTCGAGCTGGCCGACACCGGCAGGAGGGACCGCCTGGGCAACCGCGTGACCGAGCGGCGCAGCCTCGGCAGGGTGCGCGCGAGGGCGGCCCCGTGGACCCAGACGGCCGCCGCCGAGGAGGGCAACGGCTACCTTGCCTGCGACCTCACGCTCGTGACGACGGCGGCCCTGGCGACCGTGCGCAGGGCCGCGCTCGTCCGCTTCCCGGCGACGGGGGGAGACGCGAGGGCATACGAGGTCGTGCAGGTCTCCGACGTCGGCAGGCGCAGGGCGGTCCACTGCGCGAGGCAGAAGGGGGAGATGGCGTGAGCGCGGTGTCGGTGACGCTGGACGACGGGGGCCTCGGAGAGAGGCTCGACGAGCTCCGGCGGGTGACGTGCGAGTCCGTGGTGAGGGCCACGGTGAGCCAGATGGCCGAGGACCTCAAGGCGATCACGCCGAGGGAGACGGGGAGCCTCCTGAACTCGCTGAGGCAGCGAGTGGAGGACGCGAGCACCGGCTACGTCGGCTACGTGGCCGACTACGCCCCCCACGTCGAGTACGGCCACCGCCAGAACGTCGGACAGTACGTGCCAAGGCTCGGCAAGGCGCTCAGGGCCCCGTACGTGGAGGGGCAGCACTTCCTCTCCGAGGAGGTGGCGGCCGCGAGGTCGGTGATGAGACGCAGGTTCGACGAGCACATGAGGAGGCAGGGGCTATGAGCAGGCGCGCGCTCAGGAGGCTGTCGCCGGTGGACCTCGTGGCCGCCGTGGTCGCGAGGATGTCGGGTGGCACGGGGGTGAGGTGCGTCCTCGACCCCGGCGACGAGGAGAGCCCGCTCTACTCGGTCTCGCTCACGGGGATGCGCCCGGAGAGGTCCAAGAGCCTGAGGATCGACGTGTACGAGCTCCAGGTGCACGCGATCTCCGCCCCGTCCAGGACGAGCGAGGCGGCGCTCTCGATGGTGTGGGCGCTGCAGGAGGCCATGGAGGCGGACATCGAGCTGCCGCGCCCGTTCTGCCTCGTCCGGCAGGACGACATGGGGCTCCAGAGCGTGAAGCGCGACCCGACCGGCGAGTGGCACGCGGTCGTGGCGTACGAGGTCACCGTGAGCTACGGGCTCATGGTCAAGTAGCGGCCACGGCCGCAGTTAGGAGGGGCGCCGATGCCCGAACCAGACCACAGCAAGGACTTCGACTCGGGAGCGTACTGCAAGTTCGACGGGGGCGCGTCGGCCACCGACGGGGCCTACGTCCTCACCTGCATCTTCGACTCCGACGGGACGAAGCTCCTCGCGATAGACGGCGAGAAGGACTCGAAGCTGTCGCTCTCCGCCGAGACGGTGAGCTACTCCACCAAGGACAGGCGGGGCAGCTGGCAGACGAGCCGCCCTTCCACGAGGAGCTGGGAGCTGTCCCTGGAGACCGTCCACGTCATGGACGCGGAGTCGAACAGGCTGATCCGCCAGGCGTTCGATAACGGGAGTGTCCTCTGCGTCAAGCAGGTCTACGACGACGAGAGGGACTACCCGCCACGGGGCGGCGGCCTGGCGTTCGTCACGAAGTACGAGGACGACAGCCCGTCCGACGACGTGATATCGATCTCCGTCACCCTCACGGGCGCGGGCAAGTGGACGTGGTTCGACCTCGACGCCGAGGCGAAGGGCAAGGCGACCGCCAAGCCCTCGAATCGCGGAAAGTGACGGGAGGGGACATGGAGACGACGACGTTCGAGTGGGACGGGACGACCTGGGAGCTCGCGTACGCGGCAAGGCGCATCGACATGCTGGAGGCGGCGCTCAAGAGGAGCGTCATCGAGGTCCTGAGCCGGACGCCGACCCTTGCGGAGGCGCGCTCCCTCATGACCTATGGGATGAGGGAGGCCGGGGCGTCCGCGTGGGCGGCCCCAGGCAGGGCCATGGGGATCGCGGGCGACTACGTGGCCGATCGCGGCCTGTCCTCGGCCATGGAGATGGTCTCCGCCGCGATCCTCAGGGACTGCGGTTTTTTATTCCGGTAGGCCTCCGGCGCCCCCGCCTGAGGCGCCTCGGGGTCTCATCGGCCAGGCACGACTGGGCCGCCGACGTCCCGGGCGCCCACGCCGATGACGCCGAGTGGGCCGTGGTGGCCGCGCGCCTTGGGTGGACCCCCGAGCAGTGGGGGTCCCTCACCGACGCCCAGAGGGTCCTGCTCGTCAGGGCCGTCGAGGACAGGGACGCCAGGGCGACGGAGGCCGTGCGCGACGCCGTGGCGAACGCGCTGGCGAACGCCCTTCGCAGGAGGGGGGGCGACCCGCTGCCGCTCTACGAGGACGCCTCGCAAGGGCAGGCCATGGGGCACGGCGAGGCCGTCGGAAAGATGAGGGACATAGCGGCCCGCATGGGCTGAGGGGAGGGAGATGTCGGACTACACCCTCTCCGCCAAGATCACGGCGGACAGCTCCGGCTTCGAGGCGGGCGTGCAGGGGGCCCAGTCGTCCCTCGACGCGCTCAGGGCCAAGTGCTCCGAGACGTCGTCTGCCGCCTCCTCGGAGGTGGGGCGGGCGGCCGACGCGACCGGGTCGGCGTGGGAGCGCGCAAAGGACAGGGCGTCCTCCGCGCTCGGGCGCATGGGCTCGGGCGCCGGGGCCGCCCTCGGGGCGGTCAGGGAGAACGCCACGCAGCTCGTCGGCGCGCTCGGGTCCATAGGCCAGGCCGGGGCGACGGCGGTCGCTGGCATAGCGGTCAAGGGCGGGTTCGACCGCGCCCTGGCCATCGACAACGCCAAGAAGAAGCTCGCGGGCTTCGGCCACGACGCGGCGGACATCCAGAGCATCATGGACTCCGCCACCACGGCGGTCAGGGGCACGGCCTACGGCCTGGGCGACGCGGCGACGGCCGCCGCCACGCTCTCGGCGGCCGGCATCAGGAGCGGCGAGGACATGACCAACAGCCTCCAGGCCGTGGCGAACGCGGCGGCGGCCTCCGGGCGGGGCTTCAACGACGTCGGCGTCATCTTCTCGTCGGTCGCGGCCCGGGGCAAGCTCATGGGCGACGACATGCTGCAGCTCACGAGCTCCGGCGTGCCGGTGCTGCAGCTCCTGGCCGACCACCTGCACAAGACGACCGCCGAGGTCTCCGACATGGTCTCCTCTGGCCAGATCGACTTCAAGACCTTCTCCGACGCCATGAGGGAGGGGCTCGGCGACGCCGCCAAGTCCTCGGGCGACACGCTGGAGGGCGCCGTCGCGAACGTCGGCAGCGCGCTCTCCCGCATGACGGAGCCGCTCGCCACGCCCGTGATACAGGGCGTGGTCGGGCTCATGAAGCAGCTGGGCCCGGCCATAGACGGCGTCTCCTCCGCGCTGGGCCCCGTGATGCCGGCGCTGGCGCCCGTGGTGGCGGGACTCGCCGCCTTCGCGGCCTCGGGCCTCGCGCCCGTGCTCGCCGGCCTACCCATGGTGGGGCCGCTGCTCGGTCCCGTGACGTCGCTGCTCTCCGCGCTGGGAGGGCCGGTCGGCATAGCGGCGGCGGCGCTCGTGGGCCTCACGGCCGTGTGCCCGCCCCTGCAGGAGGCCTTCGGGTCGCTCCTCGGCTCGCTCGGCGAGCTGGGGAGGGCCGTCATCGACGTCGTGGGCCCCGCCGCCAAGGCGGCCCTGGACGCCCTCCAGCCGCTCGTGCAGGTCCTGGGGCAGGGGCTCGCCGCAGCGATCGGGGCGGCGGCGGGCGTCATATCCGAGCTGGCGCGCGGCCTGTCGGGGATGGCCGAGGGCGGCGGGTCTGCCCTCGACGGGCTCAGGCCCGTCGCCGAGTGGGTCCAGTCCACCCTCGGCCCGGTCGTCGAGTCGGCCCGAGGCGCCCTCTCCGTGGTCTCCCAGACCCTCGGCGAGGTCGCGGCGAGCGCGCAGGCGACGCTCGGCCCCTCCCTCCAGACGCTGGCGGGGCTCGTCGCGTCGGTGGCCCAGGCCCTGGCGGGCGTGCTCGGACCGGCCCTGCAGCTGGTCGCGTCGCTCGCGCTCAACGCCCTCGGGGCCGCCTTTCAGGTGGCGGGTGCGCTCGTGTCCGGCGCGATGCAGGTGGTCGCAGGCGCCGTGACCACCGCCGTGGGGGTCATAGAGACCGTCCTCGGCGTCCTGGTCGGCGTCTTCACCGGCGACTGGTCGATGGCGGCGGAGGGCGCGAGGACCGCGATGGGCGGCATGCAGGAGGCCGTCCTCGGGATCCTGAACGGCCTGTCCGGGGCCGTCGTGGGGGTCCTGAACGGCATCGTCGGCCACTTCGGGGCCATCCTGGGCGGCGTCCCCGGCATCGCCGAGGGGGCCCTCTCCGCCCTCTCGTCCCTGGTGGGGGGCAGGATGGACGGCCTTCGCGACGCCGTGGCCGGGGGCCTCGACGCCGTGGCGGGCCTCTTCAGGGACCTCCACATAGAGTGGCCGCACATACCGCTCCCGCACTTCTCGGTCTCCGGCGAGCTCAACCTCGACCCGGCCCACTTCTCCGTGCCGTCGATCGGCATCGACTGGTACGCCAGGGGCGCGCTCCTCACGAGGCCGACGCTGTTCGGCGTCGCCGGGGGCAGGGCCATGGGCGGCGGCGAGGCGGGGCCCGAGGCCGTGGCCCCGGTCGACAGGCTCGTCGGCTTCATCGTCGAGGCCCTCGGGCAGCTTGGCGTCGGGGGCGGCCAGGACGGCGTCACCGTCAACGTGAGCAGCCTCGTCGTGCGCGAGGAGGCCGACGTGGAGCGGATCGCCGACAGGCTCAACACCCTGATCGGGCGGTCCAGGAGGGCGGGTGGCACCACATGGGCGACGCAGTGACGTCGGTGACCTACGGGGGCGTGGTCCTCACGGACCGCTGGGTGGTGACGGACGTCGTGCGACCACTGCCGAGGGTAATCGTCGACACCGACGACGCGCCCGGCAGGGACGGCGTCGTCGTGAGGGGAGCCCGCTACGGGGTCCCTGAGGTGTCAATGCGCGTCTGGGCCGTCGCCGTCGGCTGGGAGGACCAGCAGAGGGCCGTGCGCGAGATCGCGGCGACCTTCCCGAGGGGGGTCGAGCGCAGGCTGTCCTTCGGCGACGACGGGGGCCTGTGGCGGCTCGCCCAGCCGACCGGCGAGCGCGAGGTCAGGAGCTACGACGAGTCCGTCTCGGTGAACGTGGCGCTCCTCTGCGCCGACCCGGTCATGTATGGCGCGCAGTGCTCGGCGTCCCTGTCGGGCCCGACCGTCACCGCCACGATCGGGGGCACCTTCCCCGCCAGGCCGAGGGTGACGGTCGTAGGCGCCCGGCCCGGCGCCGACGGGACCCTCGGCCTCCTGATCGGCGGCCGCGCGCTGGCGGTCGCCCTGGACGGCCCCGGCGGGCATGGCGTGGACATCGACTGCGGGAGCCGGACGTGTGCCGTGGACGGGCGGCTCGCGCTGCCGACGCTCGACAGCGACTGGCCCTCCCTGCCTCCCGGGGCGCAGGCCATGTCCATCGCGAGCGGGACGGGCAGCGCGACCGTCACATGGCACGAGAGGTGGCTATAGATGCGCGAGATGCCGAGGGTGCTCGTCTACTCTCACGAAGACGTGCCGCTGCGGGAGCTGTCGGCCTCCGAGGTCATGGGGCTGGAGCGCACCGAGGAGCTGGGCGGGACGCGCTCCCTGGAGGTCAGGACCACGGCGGCACTCTCAAAGGGCCAGCGCGTGCTGACGCGAGACGCCACGGGCGCGTGGCGTGAGCACGTCGTCGTCGGATCCGACGAGTCGCACGACTCCGGCGCCTCGGCCGTCGGGACCTACCACTGCGAGTGGAGCGTGCAGCACGACCTGGAGGGCCGCGTCGTGACCGCCGAGGGTCCCGGGAACGGCGCCGGCGCCGCGTCCGCCCTGGCGGCCGCCCTGTCGCCCACCCGCCGGTGGTCCGTGGGCGAGGTAACCCAGGGCGGGACCGGGTCCGGGGACTTTCGCTGGCAGACCTCGTGGAGGTCCGTGCAGGACGTCCTGGGGACCTGGGGAGGCGAGCTGAGGCCCGACGTCTCCGTTGGGGCCACCGGGGTGGTGAGAAGGGCGCTCTCGCTGCTCGCCGTGCCCGAGGGGCAGGCCCCCGCCAGGAGGCTCGACTGGGACGGCGGCGTCTCCGGCATCCGCCGCAGGGTCTCCGAGGACACGCTCTGCTGCCGCGTGCTCCCGCTCGGCAAGGGCGGGGGGTCGGATGGGAGGCGCGTCACGATAGCGGACGCCAACGGGGGCGTCGAGTGGCTGCAGAGCGACGAGGTGGCGGCCGTGACGAGGATGCCCGACGGCTCGGGCGGGTGGGAGTACCCGACCAAGGTCATCACCAACGAGAACGTCGCCGACGCCGCCACGCTCCTCGCGTGGGCGAGGTCAGTGCTGGCGCGCGAGACCACGCCAAAGGTCACGTACGAGGCCACGTTGGCGGGCCTTGCCGATGCGGGCATGGACGTGTCGGGCCTGCGCCTCGGGGACGCCGTGCAATGCGTGGACGACGGCTTCTTCGAGGGACGCCCCCTCAGGGTCGAGGCACGTGTCACCAGGCTGTCCGTGGACGAGCTTAAGGGCGGAGCCACCGTCACCATAGGGAGCGTCTGGGGGCTCGGAATGACCGTGGCCACGCTCGAGAGACGCATAGAGGACGCCGAGAGGACGGCGAGGGACGCCAGGAACCAGGGCGGCAGCCAAGGCCACGACGACGTCGTCCACACGCTGGACGGCGTGCGGATCACCAGGGGGACCATCGCCTTCACGACGGAGAAGAAGCCATAGGAGGGGAGCCCATGAGCATCACGATGCCCGACGGCAGGACCTACACCTACCTCTCCGACGGCCTCATGGTCAACGGCCGCCGCGTCAGGGAGGCGCGCGTCGACGGCGCCCTCGTGTACCCCAGGGACGAGTGGCCGTACTGGGTGCGCTGCTCGACGGCCATCGACTACCACCACGACAGTGACACGTGGTGGTGGAACCACGGGCAGGGCAAGTACGTCATGGGCCTGCACGACGTGTGCGACTACCACATCGAGGCGTCGATCTCGGTCCGGTCTCGGCTCCCGATCAGGGTGTGGACCAGGGGCAGGGACGTCGTGAACCACGACGCCCCGGGCGGGAAGGTCACGTACCCCATGGAGTGCATCCAGCTGGAGCCGGCAACCACCCACGTCGTCGTCCCCTGGAAGAGGGCCATGCGCTCGTCCATCGACCTCAGGTGGCGCGCAAAGGGCTTCTTCGGCGACGTCCCCGAGAGGCACCTGTCGGCAGAGGGCGCCGGCTTCGCGAGATTGGTCGCCCCCCCCGAGTGGGGAGACAACCTGGGCGGCTTCAACGAGATGCAGATCGACGACGAGACGTTCATCCTGAGCTTCCTCTTGCCGGGGAGGATCTCACACTACGACGGTTTCGCCCGCAGCATGTCCCTCGGATTCTCCGGGACCGCGATCTACCGGTTCCGCAACAACGACGTCCCCGACGGGAGGCGCTCGTACATCAGGCAGACCTGGGTACAGACCTGCTCCGTCGAGCACTCGCCGTCGCCCTGGGCCACGGCCAAGGAGTACGAGGCGGCGTGGCTGGCCGCCTGGGGCGCGCTGTGACGGGCGAGGCGAGGACCCGCCTCGTGACGCTGGCGGCGTCCCTCGTGACCCTCATGGCCACGACGGCGCTCAACCGCGCGGTGGCCTCCCCGGAGGTCGCCGACGACGTGATCACCTACATGGTGGGGACCCTGATCGTCGCGGTGGTGTGGGGGGCGTCGAAGCTGGGCGAGCGCCACGAGGAGGTCATGGCGAGGCTCTCGGGGATGGAGGCCATGCAGCGTCAGGCAAGCTCGGCGCTCGCGTCGGTCATGAGGTCGGACCTCATACACAAGGCGCAGAAGTACGTCTGGGAGCTCCGGTGGGCCACGCCCGAGGAGAAGCTCAGCTGGCACGCCGAGTGGCAGCAGTACCACGACCTCGGGGCCGACGGATACATCGACTCGATGGCGGAGATGGTGCTGTCGCTGCCCGAGAGGCCCCCGAAAGACGAAGGGGGACGGGACCCCTCCTCGGGCTAGGGGCGGGGCGGCACGAAGCCGAAAGCGCGCCCCCAGGGGCGCAGGGAGAAAAGGGGAATGACATGGACGACAAGGCGATCAGATGGCTGAGGGCGGCGGGGGTGCGCGCCCTCAAGACGGCGGCGCAGGCTGCCGTGGCCCTCATCGGCACGAACGCGGTCGGCGTGACCGACGTGGCGTGGGGGGCGGTCGCGGGGGCGGCGGCCCTCGCGGCCGTGCTCTCGCTGCTCACGTCGGTCGCGGGGCTGCCCGAGGTCGAGGTGGAGGGGTGAGGCCCGAGCGCAGGTGCCCGCTCTGCGACGGGCCGATGGTGCCGGTCTGCGGCGTCACCGACCCGGGCCGCGAGTGGACCAGATGGCACTGCAACCGATGCAACCACGAGGAGACGGCGCGCGGCGTCCGGGAGGGCGCCCTGCCGAGGGAGGAGGACCATGCGTGGCATTGACGTCTCCAGCCACGACGGCTGGCCGTATCAGGACTCGACGGAGGGGTGCTACCGCGAGAGCGACTTCGTGATCGTCAAGGCCACGCAGGGGACGGGGTACGTGAACCCGCACTTCCGCGAGGCGATCGACCGCGCCATCGGAGACGGGAAGCTCGTCGGGGCCTACCACTACGCCGGCGGGGGCGACCCCGAGGCCGAGGCGCGCCACTTCCTCGGGGTGGTCGCGGACTACGTCGGCCTCGCGGTCCCCTGCGTGGACTGGGAGGCCATGATCGGCGCGCAGGCCAGGAACCCCTCCTGGGAGGACACCGACTGGGTTCGCCGATTCGCGGACGCCTACCACGGGATGACGGGCACCTGGCCGATGGTCTACGTGCAGGCCTCCGCCATCTGGCGGGTGGCGAGCTGCCACCCGGACTGCCCGCTCTGGGTGGCGGGCTACCGCTCCGACGACGCCACCTGGGACGTCCCCGGCTTCGCCTGGGGCACGGATCCGTGGGACGGCTACGCCGTCTGGCAGTTCACGAGCGGGCATGAGACCACCGACCGCAACGTGAGCGACCTCACGCGCGCGGACTGGGCGCGCATGGCCGAGTCCTCCGAGTCGGTCGGCCGCCGGCTGCGCGAGATGGTGGATGACGGCATCTGGTGGGTCGAGCACGGTAACCTCGGCTATGACCAGGGCGACCGAGACAGCTGGGTCGACTCCGGCTACCAGATGGGCACGGAGGTGGACTGCTCCTCCTTCGTCATCGGCCTCCTGCGCAAGCACGGCTTCGACGTGGGGGACGCCAGCTGGACGGGCAACATGCGCGAGGAGCTCACCGCGCGTGGCTGGTACGTCGTGCCCAACGACGGGAGCCCGCGACTCGGCGACATCCTGCTCAACGACGGCCACCACACGGCAATAAGCTGCGGCGACGGCACCATGATCCAGGCGTCGCGCGGCGAGGAGGGGCACAGGGTCAGGGGCGGAGAGCCGGGTGACCAGGATGACTACGAGACGAACCACTCCCCGTACAGGGACTACCCCTGGGACTGCTACCTGCGCTACGGCGGCGGGCCTGACGCCGGGGGCACGTCCATAGACGTGGACGGGGACCTCGGCCCCAGGACCGCCCGCGCCATGCAGCTGGTCTTCTGCGGCCAGGACTTCGGCGACCGCGTCATCAGCTCGCAGCCCCTCGCCGTGAGGCCGCTCTGGCCGAGCGACTCAGGGGGCATCGAGTGGCGCTCGCCCGCCGAGGGGTCCCTGACCATCGCGGCCATGCAGCGGGCCGTCGGCGTGGACGACGACGGGTTCGCCGGCCCCGACACCACGCAGGCCCTCCAGCGCCACCTCATGGGCGAGGGCTACGACGTGGGCCCGTCCGGCGACGACGGCTACATCGGCCACGACTCATGCCGGGCCCTCCAGAGCTACCTCAACGACCGCCTGTAAACAAAATCTGACCGCTGTGCACGAAACAAGACCTCCGTGCACGAAAATCAGACCACTGGCACACGAAACCAGACCGACGGTACACAAAGTGGCCCCCATCTCCTGCGGGAGGTGGGGGCCACTTTTCGTCTCGCGGGTGACGTCGAGCGTGCCAGCAATCGATGTCGCAGAAAACCGCTAGAAACCGCTAAGTATTGGGTTGAAATGGGCCAAAACGGGGTCAAATGCTGTTGCCTGAGATGCATGGTTGCAGGTAGATTGACGTTACGGTGATCCTTACCCAGACTCTTAATCCCAAGGTCCAGGGTTCGAACCCCTGCCGGTCCACCATGAAACACCAGGCCAGGGGGCAAAAACCCCTGGCCTTCCCATATGGGCGGAGGGCCGCGCACCGCTAAGGGCCGCTAAGGCTCTCGCCGAAGAGCCTGGCCGCGTCGATGTAGGTGCCCACGTCCGGGCTGAGGTAGTGCCTGTAGTCGGTGCTGATCTGCGAGTGCCCGTGGAAGCTCGACAGGACGGAGTCCTCGACGCCCGCCCGCTGCATCAGGGTCTCGTGGGTGGCGCGCAGCTGGTTGATGGTGATGTACGGCAGGTCCAGCGCCCCGCCGTGGCAGGAGAACATCGCGTGCCACGCCTTGCTCATGACGTCCGGGTCGTAGGGCCTCCATGACCTCGCGAGGGCCCTCGGCCACACGGCGGGGCCGCACTCCGGCAGGGTCTCGTCCAGCATCGAGGCGAACGGGTCGGGGATCGCAACCACGCGCCTGCTCTGGGCCGTCTTGGTCTCCTTGTAGCCGTCCCTCGGCGTGTAGGCGCGCTCGACGCTGACGAGGCAGACGCAGCCCCCGTCGGCGTCCGCGACCCACGCGCAGTCGGGGCGCTCGGCGGCCACGGCCTCCTCGCGCCTGAGCCCGCCGCCCGCCATGAGGAGCACGGGCGGCAGGAACCTCGACATGCGCGGGTCCCGCCGCATGTGGCCGACGCACGCCATGACCTCCTCGGCTCCCCACAGCCGCACGCGCTCGCGCCTCGGCTGCGGGAGCCTGACGGGGCGCATGAGCGGGTGGGCGTCCAGCAGCTCGTCGTCCATGGCGGCGTTGAGGACCTGGCGCAGCAGCTTCATGGCGTTTCTGCGGGCGCTGGGGGCGCGGATCGAGAGCAGCCACCCGCGCACCTCCACGCGCGAGATGGACGCCATGTCACGCGTGGCGAACCTGGGGCCGACGTGGTTGCGCCACGCGGCCTCGTAGCCCTCGGCCGTGGCGCGGGCGAGCTCGTCGAGCGACGGGCGGTAGTACGCCTCCCAGTACCCTCCCAGGGTCATGGAGTCGCCGACGTGCGGGGACCTGCCCATCTCGATCGCAAGGGCGCCGAGCGCGGTGTCCGCGTCCCTCTCGGTGCCGTGCACGCGCCTGCTCACGCGCCGCTGCCTCCCGTCGGCGCGGTATCCCGAGGAGACCGCGACCTCCCACACGTCGCGCCCGTCGGCGTCGGTCCCCACGACGCGCTTGCTGCCGAGGGCGGAGCGGCGCCGCCTGGGCCTGGGCGCCTCCCCGCGACCGCCTCGCGGCGCGCGAGGCCCCAAGCCACCCCCTGTTCGTGGCATAATGGTCCTGGCCCCCAATCTACGGCCGGCCCCCGCACGCGATCTTGGCGGATCGTGCGGGGGCGTCTTTCCTTGGCTACGTGCGTCCTGTCGATGCCCCGGGGCCTTGCCCCGCTGCCCGTCTTGCTCGGGGAAGGAAGGATGACCGTCCCGTCAGTTGGGACGGTTCCTCTTGAGCACAAAGTCGGTCTGTCCCGGCTTCCACTCGAAGGCCCCCCGCTTCTGTTGGCTGACTATCTCCCAGCCTTCCTCTTGGAGCTTGACGAGCTCAACGGCTCCCTCCTGTGACCCCGTGTCAATGGTTACCTGCTTGACCTCAGCTCTCGGTCCGTCATTGCTCTTGCGTCCGAACAGTCCCATACTCACTCCGTTCCCTCGGTCTTGCCTGTCCTGTGCCTTCATTCTGCGTCACCGCTCACTCGATTCGGTAAAGAGTCTTCTGTATTCCATCGTGATTTCTCGTGACACTCGACACTACGAGCTCGCCAGCGACGAGCTTGTACCACGCGACATAGAGCGACTCGTTGCACCACAGGCTCAGATGGGCTTTTCCGATTCGTCCGTCTGAGAGGTAGTCGATGGTTCCGAGAGTCTGCTCTGGACTCGGGTGGACCTCGTTGAATTGCTCCAACTGCCTAAGCGTCATGTGACGGGGTCTCTCGAGTCCGGCGGTGAATTCTATTGTCGCCACATACTTCGGGGTCCTGCCAGTCGGCGTCAGTGGGTTGATGCGCGCCCATGCGTAGTGTTCGGGAAGCCATGACGCGACGTCCATGATGGGGCGCGTATTCGAGAGGTCGGCACGTATCCTGTCAAGAGGAGCGATTCTATCGAGCATGACAGAGAGGCTTCCGATGTGCGCTCCGATGTCCTGGAGAGCCTTGGCGTTCGCATACCATATGTTGTGTGGCCCTGGGTCGCCGCCGTCCAGGTAGACGTTCGCACTCACATAAACCCCTGGACTAAAAGGAAAGCCCGGTAAGTCTAGGTTAAGGGGCGCCATCACCCTCAGAGGCGCCGTACGTTGGCGTTCGATCTCTCTGGCGTCCTCGTCCGCCCACATCTCACTCTCAAGACGTCTTTCCACCTCCCTTCGCGTCTCTTCGACGCTTCCTTCCAAAGGCTTTTCGGTGTTACGTCTAAACAGCCCCATCATTTCTCCCGTTTAGTTACGCCCGCCAATTTACTGGTGAGGTAAAGGCGACAACCTTGCCGACCATGGTAGTCCGTGCATGTCCGCCCCTCATATCTCGAAGTCGAATGGGACCGTGTACCACACTACCTCGCCGATTATCGTGACCGTCTCGGTGTCCGGAATCGTGTTGTCGTATACCGTCGGATGGAAGGTGGGATCGGTTGAGTCCGGGTCCAGCTCCACGCCGTTTTCGAGCACCCTCACGCGCTTTATCGTTGCGTCGTGCCCGTTGACGCACACGGCGTAGGCGTTTCCGCTCACCACATGGTCCCTGAGCGTCGGATCGACTAGGGCGAGGCAGCCGTTTGGGAGCACACGGTTCATGCTCTCGCCCTCGACCTCAAGGAAGAAGGCCTTGGGATGTCTTAGCGTCAAGTACGAGGGACATGGGAAGTCGTAGTCACTCTCGTCCATCTCGATAGGTATACCTGCTGCTATGTGTCCATACACGGGAATGTCTACAAAACCCTGACTGTCTTGTCGCCTCTCCTCATTTCTCTTGAGACGCATTTCCTCATAGTTATGGTCATCGTCAAGCCCAATGATTCTGTAATTTAGCCCAAGGGCATCATAGATCTTTCTTACGGTGTCAAATCCCGACCCACTCACTCCACGGCTCAAGACGTTGTAGATGGTTGTCGGAGGTACACCTATCTCTTTGGCGAATTTCGGGACACCGCCGTAATCGTCTCTGATGAATTGTCTCAGACAGTCCTCTAACCTCATCGCCATCACCTATTCCGGTAATTATCTTTTGGCAGATATTACCCAACAAAAGAAATTTTCTCAATAGTCTATTGCACGGTTACCCAAAGTGGTATACAGTAGCCATTGGTTACCCAATTAGGTAATCATTACATAGGGAGGCGAAGCCAAATGGACGGCAAGAGGGTCCGTGAGATGCGCAAGGCGAGCGGCAAGACGCTCCGACAGATCTCGATCGAGAGCGGCATCACAGAGAACCAGATCCTGAACATCGAGATAGGCAAGACGGACAACCCAGGAATCATGACGCTCGTCGCGATCGCATCGGCGATGGAGTGTGACGTGCAGGACTTCCTGGCACCGGCACGGCAGTAAGACGCCCTCTGTGAGGGCTTGCACCCTGACAACCGGATAGCGCCGCAGCCACAGAAGCCAATCTGCGGGCGCGGGCGTGACCGCAGGCATCCAGACGCGAGCGCACCTCGCATCGCGCCGCTGGGGTGTCCAAACCCGCGAGGGGATGCGGCCCAAGCATCACAAGACCATCTCGCGCGCGGGATGGCAGGAATGCAATCGCAGATGACGTTGAGAGGAGCCAACCATGACAACCACCACCACCGAGCCCGAGCCCTACGGGTTCCACGACTTCGTGCCCTCCACGGACGAGGAGGGCAACCCCTGCGTGCGGGAGTACGGCACGCCCTATGTATACACGCCCGGGGACCGTGCCGGGCACCAGTGGGACTTCGCGCGCGAGGAGCGCCTCGCGGCCCCGCGCTACGAGTGCGACGCGCTCGTGGCGGCGCACGCCCGCGAGGCCTGGGTCGCCGAGGCCCGCGAGGCCTGCGCGCACTTCGGCATCGCGTAGCGCCAGGGAAGGACGCGAGCGCCCGGGAGGCGCGGCCGGCTCTCCGCACCGCGTCCGCATAGCGCGGGGGCGGACCGCAAGGGCGGTGCCGGCGGTCACTGGCGCCGGCGGGCACCTCCTTTCGGCCCCGAGGCCTCCCTGACCCGGCCGCGCCTCCCGGGCGCTCGCGAGAAGAGAATGCCCCCACCCCGGGACGACGGGGCAAGGGCAACGACACGAACAGGAGGTTCGTATGTCAAATGAGATTGTACCGCAAGTCTTCGACAGCCCGGAGTTCGGCAGAATTCGCACGGCGGGGACTCCCGAACACCCGGAGTTCTGTGCCAGGGACGTTGCTATGGCACTCGGCTACGCCAACACGAACGACGCAATTCGCAAGCACTGCAAGGGGGTCGCGATTCGCTACCCCCTTCAGACGGCGGGCGGGGTGCAGGAGATCCGCTTCATCACCGAAGGTGACATGTACCGCCTCATAGCGAGCAGCAGGCTCGAATCCGCGCAACGCTTTGAGTCATGGGTCTTCGACGAGGTGCTCCCCTCCATCCGCCGCCACGGCGCGTACATGACGCCGGAGATGGCCGAGCGCATGCTCAACGACCCGGACGTGATGATCATGACGCTTGAGGCCCTCAAGGCGGAGCGCGCCAAGGTGGCCGCCCTCGTAGAGGACAACGCGCGGATGCTCCCCAAGGCGACGGCCTGGGACGCGATGGTCGAGTCCGACGGCACCATGAGCGTCACCAAGGCGGCCCGCTCGCTGGCCGCGATCGACCCCGGGATAAGCCGCAAGAGGCTCTTCGCGCTGCTGCGCGCCGACGGGATCTTCTGCAAGCGCGACTGCACGCCGACGCGCGACGCCATAGACCGGGGGCTGGCCGTCCAGAGGATCTACGAGAACAAGGGGGGCCACGTGCGCGCCTACGGGCACCTCACGGCCAAGGGGCTCGACTGGTGCCGCGAGCGCTACTGCCGGAGGGAGGTGACCCCAGATGCCTAGCATCAGCCGAGGGGACGCGCTGCTTTTGGCCCTCTGCGCCGCGCTGCTGCTCTTCGCCCTCTGGCTGGAGGGCACCGTGCCCGTGGGGCTGAGGTGAGCGCCGCGCTGGTCGCCGCCCGTGGCTGGCTGTCGCTCTCCGAGGCGGCGACCTACCTGGGCGTGAGCAGCGACTACCTGCGGGGCGCGGTGACCGACGGCAGGCTCAGGGCCTACCGCAAGCCGTACACGAGCGAGAGACGCAAGACCAGCCAGCCGCAGGTGCGGCTGCGCATGTCGAAGGAAGACCTGGACGCGTTCGTCCGGGAGGAATGGGAGGAAGCATGAGCAGGCAGCAGGGAGCAAGGCGCGGCACGACGCGCGAAGGGGGCGCTGACATGGGCGGGACCGGCAGGACGGTCTGCTCGTGGCGCGTCGATTGGACCGAGGACGGCAGGGAGTGGCACGCTCGCGGCTTCCACACGCTGGACGCGGCGCGCGAGCTCGGCGGGCGGCTCGTGGCCGACAACGAGGAGAACCCCGCGTTCGCGCTCTTCGCCGAGCGGATGATGCAAGTCAACACCAGCGACTTCCTCGACTACGGGCTCAGCGCCGGGAGGGTGAGGCTCGCGCCGCACCTCCTGGGGACGGCGGGGGCGTTCGGCTAGGCATGGGGGAACAGGCACACCACGGAGACGGGAGTGACATGGGAGTCAAGATTTCCAGCCTTGAGCTGGAGAACGTGAAGAGGGTGCGCGCGGTGCGCATCGAGCCGACCTCAGACGGGCTGACCGTCATCGGCGGACGCAACAACCAGGGAAAGACCAGCGTGCTCGACGCCATAGCGTGGGCGCTGGGGGGCAACAAGAGGAAGCCTGTCAACCCGAACCGCGACGGCGCCGCGACGCCCGCCAGGCTCAGGGTTGAGCTGGACAACGGTATCGTGGTCGAGCGTCGCGGCAGGACGGGCGCCCTCCACGTGACCGACGAGAGCGGGCGCAAGGCGGGCCAGGCGCTGCTAGACGAGTTCGTGAGCCAGCTCGCGCTCGACCTTCCGCGCTTCATGGCCGGGTCGGACGCCGACAAGGCCACGGCGCTGCTCCAGACGCTTGGCATCGATGCCGAGCTGGCGCGCCTCGACGGCCAGATACGGGGGACCTACCAGGACAGGCAGCTGGCCGGGCGAGACGCCAAGGCCAAGAGGGCGCACGCGGACAGGCTGCCGCACCACGACGACGCCCCGGAGGAGCCCGTGAGCGTCGCCGACCTGGTGCGCGAGCAGCAGGACATACTGGCGCGCAACGGCGAGAACCAAAGGAGGCGCGCGCAGGCGGCCGAGCTGGCGCGCGCGGCCGAGCAGGCGGACACGGCTGCGGCCATGGCCAAGGCCCGCGTGGCCGAGCTCGAGCGGCAGCTGGGGGAGGCCAGGGACGCGGCGGCCGACGCCGCCTCCAGGGCTGGGGACGCCCATGCTGACGCGGACGCGGCCGCCCGCACGGCCAAGGACCTGACCGACGAGTCCACGGCCGAGATCGAGGCCTCCATCGCGTCCGTCGAGGAGACGAACACCCGCGTCCGCGAGAACCAGGCCAAGGCCCAGGCGGTCAATGCGGCGACAGCGGCGGAGGCCGAGCGAGACGCCCTCACCGACCGTCTGGAGGACCTACGCGGCCAGAGGCGCGCGCTGCTCGACGGTGCCCCGCTGCCGCTGGACGGCCTCTCGATAGACGATGACGGGCGCCTGACCTACATGGGTCAGACGTGGAGGGACATGTCCGGCAGCGAGCAGCTGCGCGTGGCGACGGCCGTCGTGCGCGCGGGCAAGCCCGAGTGCGGCTTCGTGCTCGTGGACAAGCTGGAGCAGCTGGACGCCCAGACGCTCGCGGAGTTCGGCTCGTGGGCCGAGGGCGAGGGCCTGCAGGTCATCGGCACCCGCGTGGCGACAGACGGCACCTGCGACATCGTGATAGAGGACGGCCGCGTCGAGGGACATGACGAGGAGGAGGCGGCGCCGGTGCCGGAGGCGTTCGGCTGGGACGGCGGGCCCGAGCAGGCGCAGGCGAAGACACAGGCGACGCGGCGCAAGTGGAAGGAGCTGTAGGCATGGCCAGGTACGAGCTTAGCTGCGGCATCAGGGAGGTGCCGCTCAAGATGCTGGTGTACGGCGTCGAGGGCATCGGCAAGTCCACGCTGGCGGCGGAGATGCCGTCCCCCGTGTGGATCGACGCGGAGGGAGGCACCAACCAGCTGCCGGTGGCGCGCCTGCCGCGCCCGACCAGCTGGGCGATGCTGCTCGACGAGGTGAGGGCCGTGCGAGACGGGGAGGTCCCGTGCTCAACGCTCGTCGTGGACACCGCCGACGCGGCGGAGACGCTCTGCTCCCGGGCGCTGTGCGCCGAGAAGGCGTGGAAGTCGATCGAGAGCCTTGGGTACGGCAAGGGCTACACATACCTCGCAGAGGCGTTCGGAAGGTTCCTCGACCTGCTCTCCGAGGTCGTGGAGCGCGGGCGCAACGTCTGCGTGGTGGCCCACGCCTACATACGCAAGGTGGAGCGCCCCGACGAGTCCGGGGCCTACGACCGCTTCGAGCTCAAGCTGACCAAGAAGGTCGCGCCCATGGCGAAGGAGTGGGCGGACATGGTCCTCTTCTGCGACTACAAGACATATGTGGAGAAGGACAAGAACGGCAGGTACAAGGCCTCAGGAGGCGCACGCGTCATCCGCACGACGCACGACCCGTGCTGGGACGCCAAGAACCGCTTCGGGCTCCCCGACGAGCTGCCGATGATCCTCGGCGACCTGCCTCCCGAGCTCGATGCGGTCGTGCCGGACATGGTGGGAAAGGCCGCGTCGAGTCCGACGGCGGCGCCTGCGGCCGAGAGATCGGCCGAGCAGGGGCCGAGCGAGGGGATCACGGCCGAGCAGGCGACCGCCACGGAGCCGAAGGCTCCCACCGAGGTTGACACGGCGCTCTCGCGCATGGAGACGGACGTCGCCAGGGGCAAGGCCATGACGGCGCCGGCCGCAGGCGGCACGGCCACCTACGAGAGGCCGGGGTACCCGTCGCGCATGTCGGCGCTCGCGGACCTCATGGAGCGCGACCGCGTGACCGACGCCGAGCTGAGGCACGCAGTCGGGCAGACGGGCAATTTCCCGGAGAGCTGCCTGGCCACGGACTATGAGCAGGAGTTCGTGGACTACCTGGTGTCCGGGTGGGACAGGATGCTCCGCCGCGTCGAGGCCAACCGCGTCGAGGCCAACCGCGCCGACATACCGTTCTAGCGGACGGCGAGCAAGCGAGTAAGCAAGCAAGGGGAAGAGACCAGGAGGAAGGTGCCGATATGGCAGGAACGACAGGCGAGTCGCTGGGATGGGACGACGAGGTCCAGGCGAGCAACTCAGAGTACACGGTCCTCGCGCCGGGGAAGTACACCTACCGCGTGGACAAGTTCGAGCGCCAGCGCTTCGACGGCTCCGAGAGGATGACGGCGTGCCCGATGGCGCTGCTGACGCTCTCGTGCGCGAACGCCAAGGGGGAGACGGGATCGGTGCAGGTGAGGCTGTACCTCAACAAAAGACAGGCGTGGAAGCTCACGCAGTTCTTCAAGAGCTGCTGGCTCATCGACCCCGGCACCGCCGACGGCGCGAGCTACAGGATGCCGTGGGGGCAGGTGGTCGGCGCCACGGGGGAGCTGGAGCTGTCCAACCGCACGTACGACGGGAGGACGTACAACGACGTCAGGCGCTTCGTCGTGCCCCCCGCGCCCGCGCCCGCGCCCGCTGCGGCGGCGGCCAAGTACGGGGCGCTGTAGCCATGGGCGTCGAGCTTCGCGACTACCAGCGCGAGGCGGTCGACGCGGTCTTCCGCGAGTGGGGTGCGGGCCGCTCCCGCACCCTCCTCGTCCAGGCGACGGGCACGGGCAAGACCCTGTGCTTCGCGGAGGTCGTGCGACGCGTCGCGAGGGAGGGCGGCCGCTCCCTCGTCCTCGCCCACAGGGGCGAGCTGCTGGAGCAGGCGGCAGACAAGATCGAGGGGATGACCGGGCTCGCGTGCGCCACGGAGAGGGCGCAGAGCACGAGCGTGGGGTCGTGGGCGCGCGTCACCGTCGGCAGCGTCCAGACGCTCATGCGCGAGGGCAGGCTCAGGAGGCTCGCCCCCGACCGCTTCTCCTGCGTCGTCGTGGACGAGGCGCACCACAGCCTCGCCGACGGCTACGTGAGGATCCTCGACCACTTCGGGGACGCGCGCGTGCTGGGCGTCACCGCGACCGCCGACCGCGCCGACCGGCGCGACCTGGGGGAGGTGTACGACTCCATCGCCTACGAGTACGGCATGGCCAGGGCGGTCAGGGACGGCTGGCTCTGCCCCATCAAGGCGGAGATGGTGCCTCTCTCCCTGGACGTGTCGGGCGTCTCCGTGACGCACGGCGACTACCAGGCGGGGCAGCTCGGAGACGCCCTGGAGCCGTACCTGGAGGGCATCGCCGACGAGCTGGCAAAGCGCTGCCGGGACAGGCGCACGGTGGTCTTCCTCCCCCTCGTGAGGACGGCCAGGTCCCTCGCGGCGATGCTGCGCGACCGTGGCATGGCGGCCCGCGAGGTTGACGGGCAGAGCGAGGACAGGGCCGAGGCGCTCGCCGACTTCGCGGCCGGCCGCTACCGGGTCATTACGAACTCGATGCTGCTCACGGAGGGTTGGGACTGCCCGTCCGTCGACTGCATCGTCATGCTCCGACCGACCAAGAGCAGGAGCCTGTACTGCCAGTGCGTGGGCAGGGGCACCCGGCTCAGCCCAAAGACCGGCAAGGACCACCTGCTGCTGCTCGACTTCCTGTGGATGACGGGCAGGCACGACCTGTGCCGCCCCGCCACGCTCCTCGCCTCCTCGGACGAGGTGGCAGAGCGGGTGACCGCCATGACCGAGGAGGCGCTCGGCGCGCCCGTCGACCTCATGGAGGCGGAGTCCATGGCCGAGACCGACGTGGCCGCGCAGCGCGAGGAGGCGCTCGCCCGAGAGCTGGAGCGCATGCGCCACCGCAAGGCCAATCTTGTCGATCCTCTGCAGTACGCGGTCAGCGTGTGCGACCTCGACCTGCAGACGTACGAGCCGACCTTCGCCTGGCAGGCGAGGGAGGCCACGGACAGCCAGCGCGAGCAGCTGGAGAGGCTCGGCGTCGACCCGGACGGCATGGACGCTGGCATGGCGTCGCTCATGCTCGACAGGCTCCACGAGCGCATCGACGCCCACATGGCCACTCCCAAGCAGGTCAGGATGCTCGAGCGCAAGGGCTTCCGCCACCCGGGCCTCTGGACCTTCGACCAGGCGAGCGCCATGATGACGCGCCTGGCGCAGAACCGCTGGATGGTGCCGTGGGACATAGACCCCGCGACGTACGAGCCAGGCGAGGGGGACGAGCCATCGAGCCTCGGGGAGGGGGACTGATGCGCAGGTGCGAGAACTGCGTCCACGCGAGGTGCAGGCTGAGCCCCTCTCCCTGCGCCCCGGACGTCTGGAAGTGCGAGGCGCGTGGGGGGATGGTCGTGCTGCATCCGGTCGCGCGTGCGCTGACCTGCGTGGCCTATGAGTGCAGATACAGACTCAAAGGGAGGAAGAATGAGCAGCGAGATAAGTGACAAGAGGCGCGAGGTGGCAAGGAGGCTGCGGGAGTACCCCGTGCACCCGGCCGTGGGCGGGAAGGGTGACTCTCCGCTCAGGGCCCTGGCGATGCTGTCCGGACTGCTTGACGCCACGGGACTCAGGCAGGACGAGCCGGCGCGGCTCTACGGACGGCTCGTCGACCTGATAGACCCGACGTGCCACAGGGTTGTGGAGGACGAGACGCAGGTGTGCTCCGAGTGCGGCGAGGACCTGGACGAGGGGTACGGATGGGAGTTCTGCCCCTCCTGCGGCCGACGCGTCGTTGACGGGGGTGGGGAGGATGCCTAGGTACCGCAAGAGACCGGTCGTGGTCGATGCGTTCCGGCTGGGGTACGACTCGCTTCCCGAGTGGTTCTTCAGCGCCTTGAGAGGCGGCTATGCCTCTGACACCTCGATGGCCGAGGAGAGATTGGGCTTCAAGATCTCGACTCCCGAGGGCGACGTGACCGTGCACAGGGGCGACTGGGTTATCAGGGGGGTCGTCGGGGAGCTCTACCCGTGCAGGTCAGACGTGTTCAAGGCGACCTACGAGGAGGTCTGGGATGAGTGACGGGCCGATCCCCTGCCCGTTCTGCGGGGGTTCCGGGCTGCACTACGTGCCGAGGGAGATAGCCGACCACCCGCCGCTCGACCTCGACGGCGACCTGTCCATATGCCAGACGGGCGAGAGATGGTGGTGCGTCCAGTGCGGCTGCTGCGGCGCGACGGGGCCACGCGTCTGGGCGGGCAGGGACAAGGCATGCCGCAAGGCAATGGCCGTATGGAACAGGAGGACGCTATGGGCACAAGCGGGAGCGACGGAAGAGGGGACCGAGCGATGATGACGAGAGATGAGCGCCGTGCCATCGCGGCGAGGGCAGACGAGGTTACGTTCGACATGGGCAGCAACTGGCGCGACGTGCTGAGAGGCCTGCTCCATGTCCTCGGGGTCGAGAGCGAGAGGGTGTCGATGTGGTGCACGGATGGGCGCCACGCGCTCGTCCGCATTCGCGAGCTCTGCGAGCTGCCTGACGAGAGCGAGGAGTACAAGAGGGGCTTCGACGAGGGATTCCACTCCGCCGACGACTGGTACGTCGAGAAGGGCGACAAGGAGCTGGCCGCCCACGGGCTCCTGCGGGCGCCCAAGGACGCCGACGGCGCGCCGATATGCCCCGGCGACCTCGTGACCCATCCCGGCACGGACGGGGCGCAGAAGGTGGACAGCGTCTCCTTCGGCGTTGCCGGAGCTCGCGTCTGCTGTCTAGGCGGCTTCGAGACCATGGGGACGAGCTCCATGCGTCACGTCAGGGACACGCCCGAACTCGTCGCGAACGACCTGGACGAGCTGGCCAAGTACATGAGCCTGGTTGACGACGGGGAGGCCCACGACCGCCTGGCCTCCCTCGCCGAGCGCCTGCGCGAGATGAAGGGAGATGCGAGATGATCACGAGTGAGGGGCGCGAGCTGCGCCGCAGGATCGAGGGAGCGTACCTGGAGCACGTCAGGGGGAAGACGTCGACGACGCAGTACCTGGGGGCCCTTGGCGACCTGCTCGACGAGGAGGCCGACCGCCGGGCGGGCCGGGAGGGCGACCCCGACTGCCGTCACCTGGAGCACATCCTGTCGGAGCTGCGCTACGAGGTCGCCATCCACGAGATGGTGGAGGACTTCAAGAGGATCCAGGCTGAGCACAGGGCGGAGATGGCGTCCGCGAACTCTCAGCTCAGGCGGGCGCTCGAGGGCAACAGGCTGCGTGAGCGCATGAGCCTGTCCCTGATCGAGACGCATGAGGCGAGGCTTCGCATGCTCGGGGAGAGGCTGGGGCCCGTGGCGGACGTGGCGCGCCAGCTGGAGGAGCTCGCCGACTGCGCCCATGACTGGGAGGGGGTCCTCGTCGCGGCGGGGGACCTGAGGTGCATGGCCAGGGACCTGCACAAGGCAAGGGGAGGCCTGCGCGAGGCGCTCGGGACGGCGGACGATGGCTAGGGGCGACCACGCCGACCTCCCGGACGCGCTGGCGGCGATAGACCCGTCCACCCTCTCGTACCAGGAGTGGGTGGACTGCGGCATGGCGCTCCACGAGAGCGGGCTCTCCGCCGACGACTGGGACAGGTGGAGCAGGCGCGACCCGGACAGGTGGCACGAGGGCGAGTGCGCGCGCAAGTGGGCCTCCTTCGGGAGGTCGGAGAGGCGCGTGTCGTCGGGCACCATCGTCGCCATGGCCAGGGCGCGCGGGTGGAGGCCCGCCACGGCGGACGAGGCCGTCGACTGGGACGACGCCATGACGGTGGTCGGCGCCGACTGGGCCGACGACGTGGCCGTGCCGGCCGACGAGGGGCCGTGGGACCCCGCCCGCGAGCTGTCGGACTACCTCGCAGCACTCTTCGACGACGACGACAAGGTATGCGTCGTGACCGAGAGCTGGGAGCGCGACGGGCGACACCTGCCGACCAAGGGGCACTGGGACCGCACGGCGGGCGAGCTGAGGCAGGAGCTGGCCGCGTGCGGCGGCGACGTCGGGAAGGTGGTGGGCGACTGGGACGCGGAGGCCGGCGCCTGGGTGCGCTTCAACCCCCTCGACGGGCGGGGCTGCGGAAACGCCAACGTGACGGAGTACCGCTTCGCGCTGGTGGAGTCCGACACCCTCGACGTCGGCAGGCAGATGGGCATGATAGAGGCCATGCGCCTGCCGTGCGCGGCCGTGGTGTCCTCGGGCGGCAAGTCCGTCCACGCGATCGTGCGGGTGGACGCGGGGACCGACTACGGGCTCTACCGCAGGCGGGTCGAGCGGCTGTACGCCTTCTGCGAGGCGCGCGGGTTCGCCCCGGACCGGCAGAACAAGAACCCGTCCAGGCTGTCGCGCATGCCGGGCGCGACGCGAGGCGAGAGGAGGCAGCGCCTGCTCGCGCTCTCGCTCGGGCCCGCGACGTGGGACGAGTGGGAGGGGTGGGCCGACTCCGAGGAGGACGACCTGCCGGAGGAGCGCGACTCGACCGACTGGGACGAGCCGATACGGCTCGCGCCCCTGCTGATAGGCACCGAGGAGGCGGGCCTGCTCAGGCGCGGGCAGAAGATGATCGTCACGGGGGACTCGAAGATGGGCAAGAGCTACCTGCTCATCGACCTGGCCGAGGCGATCGCGACCGGCGGCAGATGGCTGGGGATGCCCGCCAACGGGGGGGAGCCGGGGATGGTGTTCTACGTCAACCTGGAGATAGACCGCGAGGAGTTCCGGTCGAGGACCCACCTCGTGTGGGAGGACCGCCTCGCGCACGGCTCGCCCGACCGCCTCGCCGACCTCAGGAGGAACCTCGTGACCTGGCCCCTGAGGGGTCACGCGAGGCTGCTGCGCGACCTGGTCCCGCTGCTGGCGAGGCGAACGCTCAGGTACGGCCCGAGGGGCACCTTCTCGGCCATCATCATCGACCCGGTGTACAAGGTCAACGGAGGGGACGACAACGACCCGTCGAAGGTCGGGGAGTTCACCAACGCCGTGGACGCCGTCATCGAGGCGTGCGGGTGCTCCGTCATATACGCGCACCACCACCCGAAGGGGACGGCGGGCCAGAAGAAGTCCATGGACCGCATGAGCGGCACGGGGGTCTACGCACGCGACGCCGACGTCATGGTGGACCTTACCACTATCGACGTTCCCGATAACGACAGGGCCGACACCCTGGGAGGGCTGCCGGCCTACAGGATGAGCGCGGACTGCAGGAGCTTCGCCAGGCCCGCCGACCGCGACTTCGTCTTCCGCTGGCCGCGCTTCTACGAGACCGACCAGCTGTCGAGGTACAAGGTCGAGGGCGAGGACCCGCTCTCGAAGATGCAGGAGGTCAGGCGCAGGGCGAAGGCGGACAGGGACGCGGCCAACCAGGCGGAGAAGGTGGCGCTGCTGAGGGAGGCCATGGAGGCGTGCCGTGCCGACGGGGCCAAGCCGACGAGGACGGCCGTCACCGAGCGCATCGGCGAGTTCGCCGGAATGCCGGTCAACCGCAAGGCGGTCGAGAACTGGACGACGCCAGGCAAGTCGAGGTGGAGCCCGTTCTCGGTCGAGCGGGACGAGGACGGCGAGTGGGTCGTGGTGGACTCCATGGTTGGCATCGATGCATAGAATCGAGATAGAAATGAATATTACAACATCACCTGCACCATCCCCGGACTGCTGTGTGGGGAGTGGAGGGACTACTTTTTCAGTCAGGCCGCCAACCAGTAAAAACTCAGGATGTGGAACACTCGTTCCCCACCCTCCCCGTACCCTACTACGTAGGGGTGTGGGTACCCCCCTACCGGGAGGGCCCCCGCTACGCACGCCGGCGCTAGAGAGCGCGCCGGCTCTCGTGCATAGCCCGGGCGTACGGGCGCCCCCGCCCGGTTACGGGACGCAAGGCACGAAGAGAGGGAGGAAGGACGATGAGGGGGATGCCGAGATGACGGGCCGTGGACGCCAGGGGCGCAAGGCGGGGGTCGAGGGCCGGCGGGCGGGCGCACGCACGGCGCGAGGTTTCCTGACGGTCGAGCCGCCGACGGTAACGCACAACGACCTGGTGGCGTACGTGTCCGGCGGCAGGCCAGCCCTGCGCAAGTCGGCGAGGCTCAGGGAGGCCGAGGGGGCGCTAACGTCCCGCATGGCCGCGATCGCGCCGGAGGGGCCGCCGCTCTCGGGGGCACTCTCGGTGGAGGTGAGGCTGTGCTTCGCCACGCGCGGCAGGCGCGCCCAGGGCGAGCCGATGTGCTCGGCGCCCGACGTCGACAACTCGGCGAAGACGATCCTCGACTGCCTCGTGAGAGCGGGCGTCATGGCCGACGACCGCCTCGTGGTGGACCTCAGGGTCTCGAAGGCCTGGAGCGACCCCGCCGGGATATGGGTCAGGGTGAGCGAGCTCCAGGGGCAGCAGGAGGCGTCCCAAGGCCACGGGAATGCCCCTGAGACGCGCCACAGGCACCCTAAAGCGGATGACGAGACACAAGACGTCTCTGTGGAAGGATAGGAACCATGACGGCCCGAATACGGGCACTGTGATGTCTCACAGGGCATATCGGCAGGAAGACATGAGGATTCAGGGGAACGGGAGGGCGAGGGATGACCGATCACGGCGAGCTCGACGGGAGGGAGATAGTTATACGCAAAACCGATAGCGAGAAGCCTGCCACGAGCAGGCCGAGTCGCCGGGGAGGTCGGGGCATGGGCGAGTGGGCGTACGCGAGGGATCTCATGGAGGCGGCGAGGCGCTCGGCGATCGAGGCGGAGCGCACGAGGCGGGCCCTGGCGCGCATGGCCTCCAGGGAGGGCCCGCGCGCGCAGTCCTACCGCCCCGGCACGTCGCCGGGGCGCGTCGCCGACCCCATGGCCGCGACCGACGAGAGGATGGACTACGAGGCCCGCATGCGCTCGCGCGTCGAGGCCGACTACGCGATCATCGACGAGGCCTGCGACGTCATCTACGGCTCCGACCAGACGGGCTCGGGCGGCGTCTGCTCGCTCTTGGGCTCGGCCTACGCCGACTGCCTGTGGTGGCGCTACTGCGCCGCCGCGACCTGGGCCGAGGTCGCCGAGGCCTGCGGCATGAGCGAGCGGTGGTGCAGGGACGCCGTGGCCGTCGCCTGCGACGCCGTGGACGCCTACGGCGTGGGCAGGGTCGTGCGAGGCCTCGGCCTCGCCGAGGGCTAGGGATTGCCGGGTCGTGCCGGGTCCTGCCGCCTCGTGCCGGGGAGGACGTGGTACAAGGGTATCGTGGGATCTTCGCGGGGGCCTCAGGGACGGGGCCCCGACTCGTATGGAGGCGATGCGGCATGACGCTCCGGGAGATCGCGATCATCGTGGCCCGCCACTCCACCCGCGTGGCCTACGCCATGCGCGCGGCGCTCATGGCCCTGGGCGTCGACGCGGACGCCCTGGCCGTGGCCGAGGCTCGCTACGGCGGCGTCGCCGAGTGCGTGGCCAACCGCGTGAGCCCGCTCGACGCCAAGGCGGCGAGGCACCGTGGCTAACCCCGAGAACCTGGTCCCGAACGAGGCGAGAACACCGAGCCAGCGCCGAGAGAACGCGCGCAAGGCGGGCAGGGCCTCGGGGAGGAAGCGCCGCGAGATGCGCGAGATGCGCGAGACGCTCCGCGCGATGCTGGACATGCCCCTCAGGCCCGGCGGCGTGACCACGGCGCAGACGATGGACGGCATGGAGGGCAAGAACATGACGGTCGCGCAGGCCGTGGCGCTCGCGCAGCTGCGCAAGGCCATGGACGGCGACACGAGGGCGGCGGAGTTCGTCCGGGACACGTCGGGCCAGAGGCCGAGCGACCGCGTCGAGCTCTCGGCGCCGTCCAGGGAGAGCGCGGAGGAGTTCGGGCGCATGCTCGACGAGGCCATGCGGGACGGTGGCTGAGCGGGCGAGGGCGCTCTCGCGCGTCATGACGGGCCATCCCGTCAGGCTCGCCCGCATGATGGGCTATGACCGCCTGGTCGAGCCGCTGCACGACGGCTGGATACGCCGCATGACTTTCGGCGTTGGCGACTGGACCCTGCAGGCGCATCGAGGCTCGTACAAGACCACGTGCGTCAAGGTGGCCCTATGGCTGCTCCTGGTCACGCGGCCGAGGCTCGCCGTGGGCTTCTTCCGCAAGGCGTCACCGGACGTCGAGGAGGTCATGGCCGCCGTGGCGCGCATGCTCCGGTCCGACACGTCGGCGATGGTCACGGAGGTGATCTACGGTCACCCCGCGAGGGTCGCGTCCGAGAGCTCCGTCGCCATATCGACCGACCTGGCGTGCAACGCGTCGGACCTGCCGCAGCTCTCGGGCTACGGCATCGGCGGCTCGCTCACCGGCAAGCACTACGACGTCGTGTTCACCGACGACGTGGTCACGCTCAGGGACCGGGCGTCCAGGGCCGAGCGCGAGGCGACCAAGGCGTTCTACCGCGAGCTCCAGAACGTGCGGAACCGGGGCGGGCGCATAGTCAACACGGGCACGCCCTGGCACAGGGACGACGCCTTCCAGCTCATGCCGGAGCCGGAGAGGTGGCCCTGGGACTCGACGGGCCTGGTGTCGAGGGAGGAGGCCAAGGGCCTTCGCAGGGCCATGACGCGCAGCCTCTTCGCCGCGAACTACGAGCTTCGCCACGTGGCCATGGAGGGCGCCGTGTTCGAGGGGGAGCCGGGGACGTTCTCCGACCGCTCGCTGCTCTTCGACGGCCTCATGCACGTGGACGCCGCGTACGGCGGCGCGGACGGCACGGCCGTCACGTGCATCGCCTGGCACGACGGGCGCCCGCACGTCCACGGCGAGCTCTTCCGCGAGACGCACGTGGACCGATGCGTGGGCCGCATCATGGAGCTGCACGAGTCCCTCAGGCTCGGAACCGTGTGGTGCGAGCGCAACGCCGACAGGGGCTACCTGGCCGAGAGGATGCGCGGGCTGGGCCTGCCCGTGGGCACGTACCAGGAGAGCGCCAACAAGTTCGTCAAGATATCGACCCACGCCCGGGGGCGCTGGGCGGACCTGGTGCGCCTGGACAGCGCGCGCGAGGCCTCGGCCGCCTACTGGGACGAGGTCATGGACTACGGAGAGGGCGCCGAGCACGACGACGCGCCCGACTCGCTGGCCTGCGCGATCCGCCTTCGCGACGACGCGCCGACGATCAGCCTCTTCAGGGGAGGGATATGATGCCAGACGCCGCGACCTACGAGCCGTGCGGCGGCTACCGCGTGCCCGCCGGGACCGAGATGGGCGGCCAGCTCCTGGCCGACATCCTCCAGGACTACCACACCCGGCAGCTCCCGAGGCTCGCGAGGCTGAGGCGCGCCTACGAGGGGGACCACGACGTCCTGCACCTGCCCGCCAAGGCCGGGTACAAGCCAGACAACCGCCTGGTGGCGAACTACGCCAGGCAGATGGTGGACACCATGGTCGGCTACTTCCTCGGCATCCCCGTGAGGCTCTCCGGTGACGACGACGGGACGCTCGCCTGGCTCGCGGGCTGGGGCGCGCGCAACGACGAGGACGACCTCAACGCGGAGCTCTCCAGGCTCGCCGACGTGTACGGGTCCGGCTTCGAGCTGATGTGGCGCGACGGCGACGCCTTCCCACGCTCATCGACGGTGGGGCCCATGAACTGCCTCTTGGTCCGCGACGACACTGTGGAGGGCCGCGTGCTCTTCGCCGTGCGCTTCTGGAGGGACGACAACCGCTTCGACGGGCGCCCCGACACGGTGAGGGGCACGCTCTACGACGCGTCGGCCGAGACGCCCTTCGAGTGGTCGGGGTCCGTGACGCTCGGGGAGGCGGTCCCGCACGGCTTCCCGGACGTGCCCGTCGTCGAGTACGTGGACAACGAGGAGCGCCAGGGCCTCTTCGAGGGCGCCCTCTCGCTCATAGACGCCCATGACAAGGCGCTCTCCGAGAAGGCGAACGACGTCGAGTACTACGCCGACGCCTACCTGAAGATACTCGGCGCGAGGATCGACGAGACGACCCTCACCGAGCTGCGCAACTCGCGCATCATAAACCTGGCGGGCCGGGAGACCGACAAGGTGGTGGTCGACTTCCTGTCGAAGCCCGACGCGGACGGCACCCAGGAGCACCTCATCGACCGCCTGGAGCGGCTCATATTCACGACGTCGATGGTCGCCGACCTCAGTTCGGAGAGCTTCGACACGAGCTCGGGGATCGCCATCAGGTACCGCCTGCAGGCCATGAGCGACCTCGCCATGGTCAAGGAGCGGAAGTTCAGGCGCGGCCTCTCCAGGCGATGGCGCCTGCTCTCGGGCTACGCCGCCTCGCCGCTTCCCGACGACGCGTGGATGGGAGTGAGGGCGACGTTCACGCGCAACGTCCCGGCCAACCTCCTGGAGGAGAGCCAGGTCGCGGCGAACCTCTCGGGCATCACGTCCGAGGAGACGCAGCTCTCGGTGCTCTCGTGCGTGGACGGCCCGAGGGAGGAGATGGGCCGCAAGGAGGCCGAGCGCGAGGCGCGCGCGGACGCGCTGGTGCCCCTGAGGGGCGGTCGGGAGGTCTAGGTGGCCACCTACTGGGAGCGGCGCATGGCCGAGGCCGACGCCGCGATGGGCCGCGACGAGAGGGCCGTGGCCAAGAGGGTCGCGAGGGCCTACGAGAGGGAGATGGCGGACCTCTCCCGCGAGATAGCGGGGTACTACGAGAGGTATGGCGAGGACGGCATCCTGCGCTACCGCGACATGCTCGAGTCGATGGACCCGAGCGACCGAGACCTGCTCATGCGCGACTGCGACAGGTTCGCGGCGGAGCACCCGGACCTCGCCGACATGGTCGCCATCCGCAAGGACGCCTACAAGCTCGACCGCCTGGAGGGCCTGCAGGAGTCGGCCAGGCAGCACCACGCGAGGGCGACGGCAGAGGCCGCCGAGGGGCTCGACGAGCACTTCGCCCGCCAGGCGGCGCGCGGCGCCAACGCCGTCGCGGAGGCGATGGGGTACGGCAAGGGCTTCCACGCGCTCGACGACGAC